GCCGGAAATATAAAAATGCACAAAGGGCGAGCAGTCGAAAAGATCGATGGAATTGTAGCGACCATCATGGCGCTCGGCAGAGCGCAGGTAAGCAGTCTGAGTGCCACTAACATTTACGACACCCAGGGGATCACACTATTATGATTAACGCAATTAAAAGCTTCTTCACTCGAGCACTTTCCCTCAGTGGTGGTAACCTTCGAGACCCACGATTAAACGAGCTTTTCGGTGGCGCGTCTACGGACTCAGGCGTCAGCATCACTCCCGAAACTGCGCTCACCTATAGTGCAGTTTATCAGGCTGTTCGATGTATCTCGGAGGCGGTTTCGAGTCTACCGCTGAACCTTTATGAACGACAACCGGGAGGAGGAAAAAGCAAAGCGTCGGCTCATCCTCTTTACAGCATCCTCCACGACTCACCAAATCCCGAGATGAGTTCGCTCCAGTGGCGCGAATGCTCAATGGCTCATCTCCTGCTCTGGGGAAATTCTTACACCGAGATCGTTCGAGACCTCGAGGGGAACTGCGTCGAGCTTTGGCCGATCGACCCCTCGATCGTTACCGCAAAGCGTACTGATTCGGGCGAACTTTACTACGATCTGAATCGAGGGAAGTCATTCATCACCGCAGCGAATATGCTTCACATCAGCGGGCTTTCTTTCGACGGCATCTCAGGCATGAGTCCGATTTCAATGGCTCGGCAGTCGCTCGGGCTTTCACTTGCGATCGAGCAGTTCGGTGCAGGTTATTTCGGGAGAGGCGCTCGCCCTGGTGGTGTCTTGACTTTCCCTGGTCAACTTTCCCCAGAGGCACGTCAGAACTTGCGAAGATCATTCGAGGAGCTGCACGCAGGAGGAGCGAATTCGCATCGAGTCGCTCTCCTCGAAGCTGGCCTGAAATGGGAAGCGATTGGCGTGCCTCCCGATGATTCACAGTTCCTTCAGTCCAGGGAATTCCAAGTGGTCGAAGTCGCTCGCTGGTTTAACATCCCACCGCATAAACTGCGCGATCTTAATAAACCGAGCTACAACTCGCTCGAGATGATGAACATCGAATTTCTCACGGACACGCTTCGCCCGTGGCTCGTCAGATGGGAGCAGTCGTTAAACAGGAAGATCATCCGACCGAAAGATCGAGGAAACTATTTCTGCGAGCATAATGTCGAAGGAGTTCTCCGAGGCGACATCGCCTCGAGATATCAAGCTTACTCAGTCGCTCGAAACTGGGGCTGGCTCAGCGTGAACGAAATCAGAGAGAAAGAAAACATGAACGGCGTCGGGCCCGAGGGCGATGTCTATATGCAGCCCTTAAATATGCAGGCGCTCGGCACAGCTCCGACCGCAGCTCCTGCGACTGCCCCCAGTCTGGTGGCAGCGCCAGCACCCGAACCAGTTCCGACCACCCCGACCCGATCCGATGAGTCGATTCTTCTGCGTCTCCTCGACGATGCAGGCGAAAGGCTTCAGAGCATTGAATGCAACGCAGTAAAACGCTTTGCGAATAAGCCGGGAGAATTTCTCGCAAAGATCGATCATTTCTGCGGTGAGCATCGCAGTCGAGTCGTGTCTGCTTACTTTCCAGTTCTTGAGGCGTTCGGACTCGAGGCCGATATCGAGAAGCACGTCCAGCGTCATCTCGATCAGTTCAGATCTGTCTGGCTTGATTTCTCAGGATCAGTGACCGCAGCGAAACTCGCTGAAGCAGTTTCCGAAAAAATCACCACCATGAAGGGAGTTAATCATGATAACTAATAACATCGAAAGACGATTCAGCGCTGAGCTCCGAGTCGACACCGCAGCGCAGAGGATCGTCGGCTACGCTGCTAAGTACGATTTATCTTCGGAGGATCTGGGAGGCTTTAGGGAATATGTTCGCCCAGGAGCTTTTCAGCGATCGCTCGACTCTGCTCCAGATGTGAGAGCACTCATCGATCATAATCCTAGTCTAATTCTTGGACGCACAGTCTCAGGAACGCTCAGACTCGAGAGCGATGCGATCGGGCTCAAAGTCACGATCGATCCTCCTGATACGCAATATGCTGCCGACCTGATGGCAGTCATGTCGAGAGGCGATGTCTCTCAGATGAGCTTTGCATTCACCACCAGCGAAGACGCTTGGGATCTCGTCGACGGGCAGAGAGTGCGATCCCTCCTCGCCGTGGAGCTCCACGATGTGAGCGTGGTTACTTATCCCGCTTATCCCGATACGACAGTCGCCGTAAGGTCGCTCTCGATTTACACCCGAGACGCTCTCGCCAGTGCTCGAAGGTTTCGGGAGCTCAGACTTCGCAGGCAGCAGTAAGAAAAACGTATCACTTTTTCTGACATTTCCGAGGGTGGGGGAAATCCCCCACCCTTTTAAAACCCTATAAAAATAGAGCTTTAATAATATTTTTAAAATATTCCCTGATTGTTCGTAATAAACTGTTCGCCACAGCGAATAATATAATACAATAACCACATGGCAACCGACGAGTGATCGGCTGAGTGAGGTCAAAAAAGGAGATAGAGATGACGATTTTTACAACTGTAAACGACTTCTACAACTGGCTTGATGAACGCATTGATGACAGTTGGTCAAAAGATGACAAAGAATCGGTGATTGACTCAATCAGAGGCCGCGCAGATTTCCCTGCGTGGGGTTCTGATTTTACTGAATTCCTTGACTCGATTCCTGATAATATGCTTGATCTGATTAACGAAAAGTCTGAGGCTTTTCATACCGGATTTGAAGCGGCAAAACAAAAAGACACTGATAATCCATACCAAAAAGGAAGTTACACTTACCACCAGTGGGAAGATGGTTTTGCTGCTGCGGGTGGTGTTAGGCCTGTTTCTAATAAGATCGAGTTTTTCACACATGAGAATGGCATGGCAGTCTGGGCTGGTGCTGGACGAGTATTAGAAAACAAAAGTATCGTTGACTGTCCTTTGGATTTCGGCACCGATAACCACGAAGAAATCTACGAAGCTATCTCCGAGCAGATATCTGCGGGCGAAACTGAAGGTTCGTTCTCGAATGAATACGAAGTGGAATACAATTGGGAAATCACCAATGACTAACCTTATCCCAGTCGGGAAAGCCGCTGCCTTCCTCGGGGTCACTCCGAGGCGGGTGCAGGCGTTGATTACCTCGGGGAAGCTCCGGGCCCAGCGCATCGGGCGTGACTACCTAATCGATCCCGGCGACCTTCAGTTTCTCGAGCGTCGTCCTCCAGGACGACCGAAAAAAGTCTAATCCTAGGCGCGCCTTAATCGGCGGGCCTTTTTTTTTTGGGTGCGAGTGTTGACGATTCGCAGATCCGTGGTTTAATCATTTCATCGAATCTAGTGCAGTCTTTACGCACAGATCCCGAACTAGGGGTTTGTGCGTTTTTTTATGTTCCTCACCGGAGCAGATGCACATCCCTAATACGCAAAATATTAGGAATAAATTCAATGAACGAAATTGAAACACTGCGCGCAGAACGCGTCGCAAAGCTTGCTGAAGCCCGAGCGATTCACGCCCGAGGCACTACCGAAAAACGAGAGCTCACTCCCGAAGAGCAAACCGCTTTCGATAACCTTGTCGCCCAGGTCGATGACCACGAAGTTCGAATCAGCGAAATGGAATCCATGATGGTTCCCGCTGAAGCAGCACCAGAAGAAGCAGCTTCCGCTCGCAGCGAAAAGCTTTCCGCGCTCGAAGCCTCTTCCAAAAAGCCCGCAGCACGAAGGTCTTCCCCGATCGAAGCTCCTGCGTATGTGCGAGACTTTGGCGATCGTCAAAGCACCGCTGACAGAGCTTTGGCTCTCCGAGGATGGCTCGGATTTCACAGCGTGAATGGCATCACTAATGAGCATCGTGCAGCAGCTCAGCGCTCAGGTCTCGAACTCGGCAACAACAGATTAAGCTTTAAGCTTAACTCTAAAGCTCCGAGATCAGCTTCTGAAGCTCGCGCTCAGTCCGTTGGCACTACTACCGCAGGTGGTTTCACTGTGCCACAAGGTTTCCTAAACCAGCTCGAAGCTTCCCTTTTGGCCTTTGGTGGCATGAGAGAAGTGGCGACTGTTTTGAGAACCGCTGAAGGGAACGACCTTCCGATTCCTACTGTATCGGATCACAGCAACGTGGGTGCGATCCTTGCGGAAAACACTCAGGTCGCTGAGCAGGACATGACCTTCGGTCAGATCACTCTGAAAGCTTACAAGTATTCATCGAAACTCATTAGGGTTTCTGCTGAACTCTTGCAAGATTCTGCGATCGATCTAGAGTCGTTCATCGGTGGTGCTTTGGGCGAACGCATCGCCCGCATCTTGAATACTCATTTCACCACTGGCGATAATTCTAGCAAGCCCCAAGGGATTTCTGCTTCGGGTGCAGGCATTACTGCTGCATCTGCAACAGCGATCACCTATGGTGAGCTCGTCGAATTGCAGCACAGCGTCGATCCTGCATATCGTGCAAACGCTCGATTCATGATGCACGACTCGACCTTTAAAGCGATCAGGAAACTGCTCGACTCTCAGAATCGTCCGATTTTCCAACCGGACATTTCTGCGTCTTCTCCTGGTACTCTGCTCGGTTCGCCAGTCGTGATTAATCAAGATTGCGCAACGATCGCAGCGAGTGCAAAGGCAGTTTACTTCGGAGATTTCTCGAAGTATATCATCCGAGATGTTCAGGACTTCACACTCCTGCGCCTCGAAGAAAGATATGCTGATTTCCATCAGGTCGGTTTCGTGGGCTTCAGTCGTCATGACGGAAGAATCCTCGATGCAGGCACTGATCCGATTAAGCACTTGGTACTAGCAGCAGCCTAATGAAAATTAAATTTCATACTTCTGTGGCGGGATTGTCGTTCACTTATGATGCGAATCTAGTGTACGACCTCCCGCTCGATGAAGCGGCGAACTGTATCCGACTCGGATGGGCGAGCGCTGAAGAAGCGCTCGTTCCTCCGGTCTCGGAAACCCGAGAAAACAAATCTGAGAAAGCAACCTCGAAAAAACAAAAAGAGAAACGCTAATGTTGACCGTTGTCACTCCTCCAGCGACCGAACCGATCACTTTGGCAGAAATGAAACTGCATAGTCGCATCGACAACTCGGATGATGACGCTCTGATCAATACGCTGATCACCGCAGCTCGTCAGCAGATCGAGCAGATGGCGAGCCACAAAATGGTGACGCAGACCCTTGCGCTTTCAATCGACGATTTCCCTGACAGCGGCATCCTTTATCTCGAAGGCCCAGTTCAGTCAGTGACCTCGATCCAATATTACGACCTCGATGGCAACCTTCAAACTTGGGATGACGAACTCTATCAGGTTGACACGACCTCGAACCCAGGGCGAGTTATGCCTGCTTACGATGAATCGTGGCCCGATTACTTAGATGATTACAACTCGATCGTTGTGACTTACGTCGCAGGGTGCGGCAATGCGAATCAGGTTCCAGCGATTTTAAAGCAGGCTTTAAAAATGCTCGTGGCTCACTGGTATAACCAGCGCGAGACGACTTCCGAAGTTCAAAGTTATGAGACGCCTTACGCGGTGGACAACATTGTCAAAATGTTCTCGCGAGGAATCGTGAACTAATGCTTAAAGCTGGCGAACTCACCCAGAGAATTAATCTTCAGCGTGATGATAGCACGACTGTCGACGACTACGGGCAGGTGACTCGGAGCTGGTCGACCTATCACACGACATGGGCGAGTGTCCGACCGCTCTCAGGCAGAGAGCAAGAGCAGGGCATGGCGAGACAGGCGACGATCTCTCACCGAGTTCGGATGAGGTTTAAAGGTGGCGTTCAGCATGGAGACCGCATCTCGATGGGAAACCGCATTCTCGAAATCGTAAGCATTCGGAATATCGATGAGGGCTCGTGGGAGCTCGAGATCGATGCAGTAGAAAGGGTCGCGTAATGCCAAGAGCAGAAATCAGA